CCCTTGTAAATTATTTAATTCTTACAACTTCTATTCTGGTTTGGTGAGCCTGTAATGAATAGTAATCGTAAGGACGTTCTCGCGGCATAGAGCATACTGGTAGTTCCAGTCGTAAGGTATACGTTACATCCGTTAATAATCCTCACTTCTTAGGCCAAGTTGTGTGGATGGGTTAGTAGCCCAAAAGGAGGCATATTCATAATGAATATGAAGTATGGTAGGAAATCTCACAGAGAAGTGACCAACTTAAGTTCGGAATTCTGTAATCAATTGAGAAATGCAGACTTTCTCTACAATAGCCTATCTGCAGGGTCAAAAAACCGATTGAATCAGTATCGAACGAATTTAAGTGTTACGAGAGGTAAGTATGACGTCAACTTTGATTCAGCAGTCGAAAGATTGCTATCTAAGTATGTGTGGGATTCCTCTAATTATGCTAATCAGAGGTCGTATTTAAAAAATCTTAAGGATGGGGATGGTTATTCATTTTCACGTAATCTTAAGATTTATAGTACGATTGAAGAAGCTATGAGGAAATTCGCATCGGCTGATTACACCAGTTTCAGATGGAACCAGAACTACCAACAGTCGTTGAAAGCGCTTATGAAAAGATTTTCTAAGTTGCATTTAAAGCCTCTCAGGTATAGTAGTGACGACGACATATCTGAGAACCTTCCAAAGCTTGACACCCACAGCGGATTTTTCTGGATTATATCTGGAAGAAAGAAGAAGGGTGAGAACATGGAAGGACTCTATGAGCGTTTCCAGAATGAGGTTGAAAATGCTCTATCTAATGGCTCATTCAATAAGCCTATCTTATTGGGTTTTAGAACTCAGGCGTCTGGAGAATATGATGACAATGGTAATCAGACTGGGAAATGTAAGCACAAATTGAGAGTGGTTTCTATGATTGATTTAATAGTCATAGTTGCAGAACTTATGTTTTCTAAGCCTATTCAACACTATATGTCTTCAGAAACTTTCTATGCAGGAGGAAAGGATGAGCATAAGATTAGTGAAATTATCACTAATTGGAGGGTGAGGTTTAATCGATTTATGTCCATCGATTACACTGCATTTGACCAAAGTATTAGTTCTTGGTTAATTGAAGATGCTTTTGCAGTGATAAAGTCTGCATTTGATCTGGATGAAAAGGAAGAACGCATATTTGATATCATCGTTCATGACTTTATTCACAAAGACTTCATCCTGAATGAAGGTGTGTTACATTCTGATAAGGGTGTACCATCGGGGTCGATGTTCACTCAGATCATCGATACTATCGTTAATGTATTGGTTATTATGACATACTTTTCTATGCTTGGAGCGGAGGCAGAAATGATCGCTATGGGTGATGATAATGCAATATTTACATCATCTTCAAGTACTATGGAGGAGTTGGCTTCCTACGTTATGAAGAATTTCGGTCTTGAGATTAAGACTGATGATAAATCTAACGAAGGTAATACCAAAACTGACGATGTAAAATTCCTGTCAAGATACTGGAGGTTTAGTGGGCAATGGCGTTCTGCCAACCAACTTCTATCTAGGTTATTGTATCCCGAAAGGTTCAGGAATTATACCAAAGAGATTGGACCTGAGCATGTTATTTTCGCATTTATACTGACATATCGTTTAGGTATGACAGACCTAATGGACATAGGTAGATTTATGCGAGATTATCCTATCTCACAGCGTTACGTTTTAGAGAAGGTGGACAGTCGTTATCTTCCTGGTAGTTTGGCCTATATTAGGGAGTATACGG